GATGGCCGATTCCGGGGTGGATGCCGAGGAACTCGGCCGCGGCATGTTTAATCTGAGTAAGCGCATCGCCAAAGGCGATGACTCCGTCGCCGCGGCGCTGCAGACCATGGGCCTCTCGCTCGATGAAGTGCGGAGCCAGGAGGGGCAGGAACTGTTTCTCACGATCGAGAAAGGGCTGGCCAAGCTCCAAGGGTCGTTGCGGGATGAAACCGCGGCGACGTTGTTCGGCGACAAGCTCGGCATGGCGATGGCGGGGGCCTCGACCGACATTGAGAGCACGATGGCCAGCGCGCAGCAGCTCAATCAGGTGTTGTCCTCGGAAAGCATCGACGCGCTCGACACCTTCGGCGAGTCGATCGAGAAGGCGACGCACAGCCTGTCGTTGATCGCGGCCCAAATGGTGGGCCCGGTCGCGCAAGGCTTCAACGTCGTCGTCGACGCGGCCATGCAGGGGGCGTCGAAGTGGGAGATCTTCAAGGCGATGCTGGCCGACGCCGCGGCGAGCGTGATGCCAGGCGCCGGGAGCAGTGCGACCAATCTCGCGACGCTGCTCGACCATCTGAACCAGCAAACCGCGGCGAACGAGGCCGCGACGAAAGCGGCGACGGTCGCAACCGCGGCCTGGCAAGGCCCGATCAATCAAACGGCCTCGGCACTCAAAAAAGCCGAAGCCGCGGCCAAAGCCGCCTCGGATGCCCTGAAGCCCTACCAGGCGGCGCAGGAGGCCATCAGCCTCGCCGGCACGGGATGGGTCAAGATCCTCGACACGATCAACGGCACGGTGGTCGAGGGGATCAAGTACTACCTGGACCTGGGCGTCTCACAAAAGGACTTAGCGGCGCTCTACGGCGTCAGTGAAACCCAGGTCAAAGCCGTGGCCGCGGCGATGAAAAACGACGAGGCGGCGACACAGATGGCGACGGACGCCAAGAAACGCCACGCCGAGATCCAGGCGATCATGTTGAAGGCGACCAACGACACGGTGGTCGCCAAACTCCAAGAGACCCAAGCCCTGAAAGCTGCCGCCGATGCGGAACTCGCCGCGGCGCTCCAGGCCGAGGAGTGGTGGTCGAAGAAAACCGAAGCCAAGAAAAAGGATACCAAGGCGACGGAGGAGGCGACCAAGGCCACCGGCGTCTACATGAACCAGCTCCATATGCTGGTCGACGATCCGAAGCTCGCCGCGTTCTTCGGCGGCAATCCCGTGGCGACCACGCTCTATAGCGGGGGCCACGGCGGGCTCACGCCGGAAGAGGCCGCCTCCATGGCCGCGGGCATCTTCATCAATGCCGCGGTCGGCGGCGAAAAATTCTGGGGCACCTCAGGCCGGTGGGGCGGCGGCGGCTATCCCGGTCGCGCCGGCGGCGGCCCGGTCTCGGCCGGTCAACCCTACATGGTCGGTGAGCAAGGCCCCGAACTCTTCGTGCCGAGTCACAGCGGCCGCATTGCTGCGAACGGCGGCGGCCTGACCGTCGTCAATACGTTCCACGTCAACGGCACCGCGCAGGATGTCGCCCGCCAGATTGCCGACGTCCTCAACCGCCAGGTCATGCAAGGGCGCAAGCTCTCAGGCAGCTGATGCCCTATCAACCCGCGCTCCTTGGCACCGCCCGCCTGAATAACTTCCGGCTGAACTATCTGCCGGCCGGCGTCGCCCCGATCCGCGAAACGCGCATCCTGATCTACCTCGATGGCGTGCTCGTTCGCGACCGGGTGCGGCGGGGCAGTGTGACGATTCACGACGTGCTCAACGATGTGCCGAACACCTGCCAGTTTGCGATCGGCGGCACGCCGGCGCCGGAACCCGGCATGCAAGTGCGCATCACGATCAACACCAACAGTCCGCGGCTGCTGTTCAACGGCACGCTCGAAACGGCGGCGCTGACCTACCAAGGGAAGCCGGCCAACACCGTCTATGCCTGCAGCGCGACCGACGACACGATGCGGGCGGACAACCGGCGCCCGTTTGCCTATTACCAGACGGTGTCGGCCTCGACCGTCGTCACCGATCTGGTGGCGCGGTTTGCGCCGGGCCTGACCGCGACGCATGTGCAAGCGGACCTGCCCGCGGTCACCGTGGCGTTCGATGGCACCGAAGGCTTCAACGGCTGCCTGCGCGCCATTGCGAAAATTGTCGGCGCGTATTTCTATTGGGAAGACGGCGCGCTGCATTTCTTCCTCGACGAACCCACCCAGGCGCCGGACCCGTTGACGCCAACGACGCCGACGCTGTCCCTCGAGCCGCCGATCGCCTCGACCGTGGACGACTCGCAAATCCGCACGCGCGTCTATGGGCGCGGATGGGGGACCACGTTGCTGGCGGATCTGGCCGCGGGTGAATCGACGCTGCCGGTCGCGAATAGCACGCTCTTTACCGCCGGCGGCGGGGCGGTGATTGTCAGTCGCACCGCCGATGGCTCGCCCACCGATCGCCTGGCGTATACCAGTCTCATCACGGACGGGCCGGGTACGATCGTCGGGCCGGGCGTCACCCCCACGGTGGCGCCGGTGGCGACCGCGGTGGCGGGGGCCGGCCTCGGGCTCGGCACGTATCGCTATGCGTTTACGTTCGTCACCGCCAGTGGGGAATCGTTGCCGAGTCCGGTCGGCATCGTGGCGACGAGCGGCGGTGTCGTCAATCCGACCGGGAGTGTCACCGTCCGCAATGATCCGACCGGCAGCCCCTTCTATCCGTATATCAGTGGGGCCATGCCGATCGGGGAACTCCAGTACTACAACTACTCCTACAGCACGAAGGCGAGTTATGTCGACACGTCTGAGATGACGCTGATCTCGCCGAACTATCCGCCAGTCCTGACCACGGTCAGTAATAACGATCCGCTGAATCCGAGCGCCGCCGCGAATGTGGTGGTGACGATTCCCTGTTCGCCGGACCCGCGCGTGAAGACGATTTGGGTCTGGCAATGGACGTTTGCCGGCGGTAGTGTCTGGCGCGCCTACGAGGCGCTCGATAACATTGTTGGGACCGGGGTCGTCACGATTCGCGCGGCGACCACGGTCACGACGACCGCGACCCAGCCGTCCGCGAACACGACGCCGGGCGCGCAAGCGGTGACCGTGTCGGGCATCGCCCTGGGGCCGAGTGCGACGACGGCGCGCAAGCTCTATCGCACGCCCGTGAATGGCAGCGCGCTCAAACTGCAACAGACGATCGCGAACAATACGGCGACGACCGCGGTCACCGATACGACCGCCGATGGCAGTCTCGGCGCGGCGGCGCCCGCGGGCGATACGTCGGGTTTGCAGCAACCGTCGGGTGCAGTGCTCCCGGGCTCGACGTCGATCATCACGACGGGCGGCGCGCTGCCGGCGGCTGGTTGGATGCTGACGACGGGCGGGGCGGTGATTCGCTATACCGGCATCAGCGGCAACACCTTGACGGGCGTCCCGGCGACGGGCTCGGGCGCCATCATCACCGCCATTTCCTACGGCTCCGCGCTCGTCCCGGCGCCGGCGCTCGCGGGGGTGACGGGCAACACGATGCCGCTGCCCCGCGGCGCCCGCGTGCACATCTTCGTGCAACGCGATGACCCGGTGGCACAGGCGGCGGCGGCGGCGCGGGAGAGCACCGCGACCTATACCGCGGACGGCATCCATGAACACCTGATCGTGGACGAGCGGCGGGCGGAAGCCTCGCTGGCCGCCCGCTGCAATGCGGACCTGGCGCTGTTCTCGGCGCCGCTGGCGACCGTGTCGTATGCCTCGCGCGATGTGAAGACGAAGAGCGGCAAACCGATTGACGTCAACCTGCCGGCGCTGCCGATCGTCGCGACCCTGGTGATTCAGGATGTGACGATCAGCGAGCTGGATATTGCCGATGGGTTGGCGCCGCGGTTTACGACGACGGCCTCGAGTGTGAAATTCAGCCTGGAAGATTTACTGCGGCGCATGGCCGCGCTGTTGCCGGAGTAGCGATGGCGATTAACCGCGGGCCGTTCAATGCGCTGGTCGATGACGACGGGTCCAATACCGTTGGCTCGATCTGGAACAAGGCGGCGATTGCCGGCGTGCTCCTCGATCCGACCGATGCGGCACTGTTGGCGACGGTGGTCCCCCGCACCGATACGGGCACGGTCACCGATTGGGCGCCCGGGCTCAGCGGGACGACACTGATCCAATGGAGCGGTGTGAGCAATCTCGCCGTCAATACCCTGGCGGGGGGCGTGCGGGGGCAGACGGTGATCTTCAAAAATATCGGGGGCGCGGTGGCCTCTTTTGCCCATATGAGCGGCGCCGGGCTGGCCACGAATCGGTTCTATAACCTCGCGAAGTCGGCGGCAACGCCGGTGGCGCCGGATGGCTGGGCGACCTGGGTCCACGATGGCAATTTGTGGAATCTCATCGACCACGAACAGGGCGCGTGGATTACGCCCGCGTATTCGGCGGCGAACTTTACGGCGCTCGCGCCGATGACCTGGACCGTGGATGCCGCCGACGTGACCGCCTATACTTATCGGCTCTCTGGCCGGACGTTGTCGGTCGTCTGGTTTCTCGACACGACGACGGTGGGCGGCACGGGCACGTCACAACTCCGACTCAAAGTGCCGGGCGGCTTTCTCGTCGCGAAAGATACCGTCACGTTCCAGTATGCCTCGGATGCTGGGGCCCCGGGCACCGCCGGCTATGTGGTCGCGGGCCCGAATACCCCGAACCTCCTGATTCTCTGCCGAGATGCGACGACCAACACGAATTGGACCGTCGCGGCGAATCTGACGTACGCCCGCGGCACCATCACCTTTGAGGTGACCTAGCCCACGGAAATGGAGTGTTGTCATGAGTGTTGGTCTTCCGGTCACCAAAGACGAAATTGACAGTCGCGCCGGCGATACCGCCCGCGCCTTTCAGCGCAGTTTCGAGGACGTCTACACGATGCAGACGTATCTGGAGGCGACGCCGAATCCTGATCTCGTCGCGCTCGGCTACACCGATCAGGAAGTCGCGACGCTGAAAACCGCGTTCGCCGACCTGACGCAACTGTCGCAGATTTGGGCCGGGCTCGAAGCGCTGCCGGCGGCCAAGGATTTCCGCACCTTCGTGCGCCCGCTCTGGGGTGTCGGAGCTTTCTGAGCTGCGGGTCGGCGTCGTGTTCCTGCTGATCGTCGTCGGGTTGCTCGGCCTCGCCGGGTTCTTGACGAAGGGAGACGGATGATGGTCACCGCGCGTCTCTTGTGTCTCATCCTGGCGGCGGTGTGCTTCCTGATTGCCGCGAAACCGCCGGCCGGGATCACCGTCCGCTGCGAATGGCTCGGCGTGTTCTTCCTCGTCTTGAGTTGGCTGGTGACCTGATGGACAACTATTCGCAGGTGTTCGCCGAGACGCTGGCGCTCTATGAGTCGTGCTACGTGCCGGGCGACCAGGGCGACAACGGCAAGGGGCAGGTGTTGGTCCGCGCGGGCTACACCATCAACCAGACGATCAACCCGCGCGTCGGCTACGTCGCCAAGACCGGCGGCCAAACACAATTTCATGGCGTCGGGGTTGATGCACTCCATGATTGTGTCGACGGCACCGGCGCGGACTACCTCACCGACGAACTGCAGCCGGATGGCCGGCGCCTCATCAAGCTGGCCTACACGCCGTATCCGCCGCCGCCCGCCGGCAGCCCGCCGCCGACCAACTGGGTGCAGCCGACCGCGGCGTATCTCGAGTATCCCGGGCCGCTGGTGCTGAAAGGCACGGCGCCGCCGCCCGACGACGGCAAGCCGGACGGCTACCCCGAAGACGCCCCGTGGCCGGCGCCGCCAATCGAGCCCGCCTGGGCCGTCGCCGGCACCGAGGTCTACGGCTACGAGTGGTACGCGCAGATGGCCGCGAACGTCGAAGCGATCTATCTGAACCTGCTGTATCGCTGGTCGGACTTCAAAGGCGCCTGCAACTGGCTCAAGAACATCCGCGAGGACGACATGTTGCCGCAGGAGATGGTCGACGCGATCAAGGTGAGCGACGAGTACATGGCGCTCCATCCCGACGAATGACCCGCGATGAACCCGGCCGCCGCGCCGCCGCCCGATCCGACGCGCGAGTATCAGCAAGCGATGCTGGGGATCGGGCGCAAGCTCGAGACGGCGATCACCGCGGCGTCCGACCGGCGCGTCAACCACGTCTGGGAATACACGCAGAGCGTGATTGCCGTGCTCGTCGTCATGACGACGTGCGGCGGCGTCGTCGCGCTCTCGACCTACGATAGCGACGCGCGGCTGCCGCCCGAATGGTGGACGATTGTCGGCCTCGTGATTGGGTTCTACTTTGGCCGGGTGCGCCCGGCCGCGACCGGGGCGCCGCCGCGGTTGGGGATCGAGAGGGAACGTGCCAGCGACCAGCCCGCGCACGCCGGAGTCCCGTCGCCGTGATCTGCTCACGGCCGCCCGGCTGAAAGAGCGCGATCAACTCATCGCCCGGCTTCGCCTCCGCCTCAAACTCATCGCCGAGTGCAACCGCACGCCCAATAAATGCTATCTGTGCGCGCAATGTCTCCATCTGGCGTGGGACGAGGAGTAGCGCCCGCGGCGGTAGAATCGACCGCCGCATGAAGCGCGACCTAGACCTCGTGCGCAAGATCCTCTTGGCGATGGAGGCCGAAGCACACGGCTTCGCGCCGGCGCCCTTCACCATTCCCGGCTACGACCAGGAGGTCATCGGCCACCATGTGCTGTTGATGATCGAGGGGCGGCTGATTACCGGCGTGGCGATCACGGCCCAGGGGGACGGCAGTCCGACGGCCCTCCCTGGGTCCATCACCTGGACGGGTCACGAGTTTCTCGATGCGACCCGCACCGACCGCGTGTGGACGAAGATTAAGACCGAGATGAAGGATCGCGGCGTGGCGCTCCCGTTTACCCTCGTGCAGGAGCTCGCGCTCAAGCTCCTCAAGGGCATGACCGGTCTCGACTAGCCGAGAGCAAACACAGGTCGCTGACGGCGCGGCACCGCACCAGGCGTGCGATGAGGACTAGCGGACCTCCGTAAACGTCCACGCGACGCCGGTGGAATTCGTGATCGCGACAACGCCGCCGCTCGTCAGGTACGTGCCCTCAAACGACGTGAGCCCCCAGCTCGTCCCGAGCAGCTCATTGACGACGAGCGCGCCGGCGATCCGCACGATGAAGTTGGAACTCGTGCCCGTGTACGTGCCGGTGATGCGGACGCGCGCGACCGTCGTCGGCATGTCAAAGACCGTATCGCCCGAACCGCTCCGCGTGAACAGCGGGGTCGGCGGGATCGGTGTGGGCGGAATCGGGGTCGGGGGAATCGGCGTCGGCGGGGTCGGCGTCGGGGTCGGCGGAATGGGCGTCGGCGTCGGCGGGGTCGGGGTGGGCGGCACCACCGGCCGGGCCTGGATGGCGACCCGCGTCGTCACTTCGAGCGCGCCGAGGGTCGCCACGATCGTAATCACGGCGCCGTCCGGCCCCGTGATGATGGTCCGCGCCATGCCCGACGCATCGGTCACGACCTGCGCCGCGCTCAGCGTCCCGTCAGACGCCCGGAAGTCGACGGTCTGCTCGGGGAGGGCGGTCGCGAACGCGTCGAACACGCGGGCGCTAATGCGGCCTGAGCCACTCTCGGCGCCCGTCCCGGCGCTCGAGTTGAGCTCGATCCGCGCGGGCACACCTGGCGTTGCCGGGGCCGGCGGCGTCGGAGCGGCGGGGTTCTGATACGCGCACCCGACCGTGAACAGGAGCAATCCGGCGGCGAGCCAGGACGCGAGCAGGCGGAGGATCACCGCCTTCACGGTGGTGCCTTCCGCCGCGGCCTTGGCTTGAACGCGCGACCAGAACTCGGGATCCAGATTGCGGAGAATGAACGACGGCATGAACACCTCGCATACACCCCCGGAGGGGCAGCGTCAAAAGGGTGACCGAACAGCGGATGACGTGCAGAGTATCGGGTAGATGGGGACCACGCAATACAGCGAAACCCGGATGGCGATGGTTCGGCGTGGGACCTAGCTGCTGTAAGTGGTGGGCGCTACACGACTTGAACGTGTGACCTCGTGCGTGTGAACGGGGTGTCAGAACTCGCTCTTTCTGGGAATTTCCTCAATAAAGTCGCGACTTCTCGTCTTTTCTGGGTCCAAGTCGGCCGTCACAAAAGCCTACAAAATGCTAGAAAAAACCACTTCTTCCGACCGCATAGGACCCGGCTTTAGGACCCAAACCTATGACCTCGTGCGTTTCGCGATCGCACGGGGTCATAGAGCTGGGTCCTATTTCGCCCCACGCACAACCCGCAGCGTCGGCGGCTTCAGCGGTTGCGCGAACAGCGCCGCGAGATAGCGGGCCGTGTCGGCCATCGCGAGCCGGTCGGCCTCGCGCATGATGCGCTCGACGTAAATCGGCATCATCGTCGCGTCGGCATGTCCCGCCGCGGCGATGACACCAGGGTCGACCCGTAGCGTGCCGCTCAGGCTGACGCGCCCGCGGGTCGCGAGGGTCATCGCGCACAGGAAGCTGTGTCGGAGCTGTTTGACCGTCATCCCCGACAGATCGACCGACACCCCTTGCTTGGCGAGCGCGACCTGAGCCTGACGACTCGCGCGCTTCAGCGCCTTCAGCAGCGAGCTGTTCGAAAACGAGTGCGTCTTCCAGTCGGCGGATTCAGTCGCATACGCGCGCAGGGCCTCGACCCCTCGAGGGATCAGAAACTTCAGCAACGGGGCTGGGATGACCTTCAATCGGCCCTTCAGCCTGGCCGGGCACGTCAGGGTGATCGCGCCGTCCACGATCTCATCTGCGGTGGCGTCCGGGTCGTCGTGGAAATCACGCGCCGGGTCTAGGTTCTTCAGTTGTTCGGGTTCGATGTTGCACCAGGCGAGCACGTTCAGGCGCAGCTCGGTGGCTCGCCCGTCGCGGCCGAACTTCGTCGGGACGTGTTTCAGGATCTCCGCGATCACGCGCATGTCCTGGCCCTTCGGGCTTGGCTCCTGACGGGGGCGCACCGCCACCTTGCTGATCGGGTTCAGTCGCGGCTCGTGACGGTCGAGCACCTTGTAGAAATGGTGGGCGGCTGAGCGATAGAGATTCGAGGTGTTCGCAAACTCCGCTGCATCGCGACCCGTGGGTGCGAAGGCCTTCGCAAAAATCTCGGCCCACCGATCGATCGGGATCTCGTGCCGCGCCGTCTCGTCCAGTGTGCGGCCGCGCGAGGGAACCGGGTGCCCGGCCTTCGCGGCCTCGCGCTCGACCAGCCATTCTTTCACCGTCAGCACACGGGAGCCACTGGCGAGCGCCTGCGCCCCGAGGAAGGCGAGTTGTTGCGTCCGCTTCTTGATGGTCGCCGGCCGAGTCCTCTCGTGAATAGGCGCGTCGCGCAAGTAGTCCTGCACGTCCGCGCGGAACGTCCCAGGGGCCTTCGTGTTGACCCGCTTGTTGTCATCGCGCCAGGCGCGCGCCGCCGGCAGCGAATTCTCGGCGGCTGAGAAATACCGCTCGAACAACTGACCCTTCACGGTGAACCGGACCAGCCAGCCCTTGACGGTCCCATCGGGCCGGTAGGCCGTGCGGATGTTGCGGTCGTCGTCGTGTTTCGCTCTCATTTCATTTCCGTTTCGTGCGTGGCGCGCTATCCGTCGGCGGGATCGCCGGCGTGGGTTCATCCAGCAGATCGCGCAGGCGTTCTTCAAACATCGGATCGCGCTCGAGCCGGTCCGCGAGCTCCACCAACACGTCGCCGCGCGTGAGGGCTTCCCCGAGGTCGTACGCCAGGGACGGATGGCGATCCACAGCGGGTTTCAGCGCGACGACGAGCTCCGCGATGTCCTCAATCCGATCGGCCAGGGCGCGATCGCGCGACTGATCGGCCAGGAGCACTTCGACGGCGGTGCGCACGGCTTTCACGGCGCGCATGTAGCCGCGTGCGATCGCGAGATGCTCGCGATTCAGATCCGCCACTTCCGGATCCGACGGCTGGACCCGCGCATCAGGATGCAAGAGGCCGTGCACCGTTGTCCCGAACACCGCGGCGTACTTCTCGATGGTGTCGCGGTCTACTTTCCACTTGTTGTACTCGATGGCTTGCACAGTGCCGACGCTGCACCCAATGGTTTCGGCGATGTTTGCTTGTTTCAACTCGCGGTCGTCGCGTAGGTCCTGCAACAAACGGCCTACGCGACTCCGCTCTTCCGGAGATAGCGCCACGCGCTTAGTTTTCTGCCGGATCCGCCCTCCGTCAATGCTGCCTGTGCCCACGAATAGCTGATTATATCTACTTTGCGTCTAAATAGAGAAGCGCATATAGACAAGATGCAGCGATTTGTGTAGCGTTCTTGGCGTCCTGTAGTTGGCGCTCGCTGGTCATTGCACAGGCCTGCACATGGAACTCAAGATCGCTCGGCGAATCGCGCGCCTCTCTCGCCAGGAATTGGCCCAGCGCGCGGGCCTCGACGTCGCCGTCATCGTTCGTCTCGAGAGCGGGGATCGCGACTTCCTCAACGAGGTGCCGTTCCGGTCGATCGTGCATCTCGCGCAAGTCCTCGGCGTCAGTCCGACGGCGCTCTTCCCGGTGCCACCGCTCCTGCCCACGTTGCCGCGACTCGTCGACGAGCCGCCGGTCGCGCCGGACCCGGACCTCGAGGATCACGACGATGTCTGAAACGCCAATCCGCGCCTTCGATCCATTGCCGCCGATCGATCTCAATGATGCGGGGACGCGCGAGGCGATCGAGCGCGCCAAGGCGGGTGAGCCGCTCGGCATCGGGGAAATCGGGGCGATTTTCCGGATCAAGCGTGCGCAGTCTTCCAAGCTCGCGAAGGCCGGCGCGTTCGATGCCTTCCTCTTGAAGCCCGCGATCGGGAACAAGTGCTACTCGGGCGTCAAGGTCTATCGCTATCTCTGCGGGGATCCCGTCTACGAACCGACGTTCGGTCGCAAGCGCCGCGCCTGACGGAGCCGCTATGCGAGTAAAGACGCACGCGCTTGCCGTTCGCCGCGATCCCGTCCTGGCGCGGCTCGGCGCCGCGCGCGCAGAACTGGCGAAGGCGAAGACCGTCCAGGCCGCGAAACAGATAGCGGATCTGGCGGCCGCCGCCGAGGTCTATGCGCGCCAGCAGCAGTTAGGGCAGGAGTCGATCGATTTCGCGCACGCGATCAGGGTCGAGGCGCTTCGACGGCTGGGCGAAATTCTGAAAGAGACGCCGAAGAATGCGGGTGCTCGGGGAATTGGCAAAAGTGGGATCCCACCAAAGCATTCCACTTTAGGAGCTCTCGGCGTGTCTCTCAAAACCTCGGCGCTCGCCCAGAAGCTCGCCGATCTTCCAGACGAGCAATTCGAGAACGTGAAAGCGGGCACCGCCAGCGTCGCACAGGCCATCCGCGAGGTCGAGCGCGCGAAGCGGCCGACCGCAGAACTCCCTGCGACTGGGCGGTACCGCGTGCTCTACGCCGATCCGCCCTGGTCGTACGGCAACAGCGGCGTCATCAACGACTCCGACAACTACGGCCACGTCGCGCGGCACTACCCGTCGATGTCGATCGCGGACTTGTGTGATCTGCCGGTGAAGCAGCTCACCGATCCGCAGGCCGTGTTGTTTCTCTGGGTGACGTCCCCGCTCCTGGCCGAATGCTTCGCAGTCATCGACGCGTGGGGGTTCACCTACAAGACGTCCTTTGTCTGGGACAAGGTCAAACACAACTTCGGGCACTACAACAGCGTGCGCCACGAGTTTTTGTTGATCTGCACGCGCGGCTCGTGCACGCCGGATGTCCAGGTGCTCCACGACTCGGTGCAGACGATCGAGCGCAGTGCCGTCCATAGCGAAAAGCCAGAAGCCTTTCGCACCATCATCGACGAGCTGTATCCGCGCGGCGCTCGGCTCGAACTCTTCGCCAGGCGCCCAGCCCCCGCGCCCTGGGCCACCTGGGGTAACGAACTGCGAGCGGATGCCGCTGTCGCGAGCGCTTAGGATGCAGCCGCAACTCGACGTCTCGCTCTTCGAATATGGGATTCACACCGAGGGGAGCGATATTCGCGCGCACGTCTCTGTTGTGAATCGCACGATCTACGCCTTTCCGACCAAGAACGGTGTGGACGCCGTGTTTCGAACACCGCGCGAGAAACGGTTCGCGGGCCAACCCGGTGTCGCTGGACCGACGGCGGAGGGATGGCTCGTGCCTGTGGAGGATGTCGAGGACTTGCGTCGCCTGCGGTTCGAATCATGGGAAGGGTGGACACAGTTTCGAGACGGGCTCTCGACGACTCGAAAAGGCCAGCTCGCCGTGATGTGTGTGCTGGGTGCCATGAAACGCGGCCGGTTTCCGTTCTGGCTGGATGCGACCGAGGACGAACGGCACAACGTGCAAATTCTTGGGACCGACGTGCTCGTGTTTTGTAAGAAGAAGGTCCAGGTGAAATGCGATTTCCACGCGGGTGAAAAGCCGCGCGGGACCGGCCACTTGTTCTTTCAGCGTGCCGAGCGCAATCCCTTGAAGAGGATCTGATGCGAGTACTCGTCATCCGCACCAACGGCCGTGAAGAGATCCACGAGATCGCGCGCGCCCTGGCGGTGTCGACGATCAACCGGCTGATCGGCGCCGACACCTTCGACGCCGTCAACCTCCGCGACGGCCGCGTGATGCTGTGCGACGACAACGGGTGGGAGTGTCGCGCCGAGCCGCGCGCCTACGGTCTCGAGATGGTGCCGGTCGCGCCGCGCAAGCCGCTCAATCCGAAAGCCACCGCGCTGTATCTCAGCGTTTGCCAGGCCGGCACGACGCACCAGATCGCCGGTGACGTCGCGATCGCCCTCGACGAGGACTTCGCATGATCACCAAGTTGCTGGAACTGAGAGATCAGCACACGTCGATTCAAGCGCTGGCGATTCAGGTGAGCGGCCAGGATGGCTATCTGATGCGACGCGCGGGCTTCCAGAGCCCGATGGTCTACCTCGTCGAGCTCGCGACCCAGGAATGCCGCTACGACCCGTGGGCGTGGGGCGATCGCACGCTGAAGACTGCGCACCTTCACATCGCCGAGTACTTCGACGATCTCGTCGACGGCGCCGTCATCGACGTTGAATTTATTCTCGGCGAGACCGACGCGCCGAAGGTGAGCGAGCAGATCACCGTGGGAGAGGTCTCATGATGCCGGATGCCCCTGATCCTGCGGCCGCCACGCCGGCCGCGTCCTACGAGAACGCGACCCACGACCTCGCCGTCGAACTCGACGCGCTCGGGCACGCCATCGAACGGTTTGTCACCGAGCAACAGCAACTACTGCGCGTTCACCTCGAGCTCGCCCGCGCCGCGCGACGCGTCGTGCAGGCGTATCACGACGAACGCCTGGACGGCGCGCTGGTCGAGGCGCTCGACCTGGCGCTCGTCAAGGCGCGCACGCTCGACCCGCACCCGTGAGAGGGGCCTGCCGTGCCGGTCAAACGCGCGCCCTTCAAACAGCATCCGACCGCGGCCGAGCGCCGGCGCGAGCGCCTCGAGGACGAGGCCGACCGCCTCGCGCACGCGCGCCCGAACGAACCGCCGCGCCCGAGCCCGTACACCAATTGCCACGACTCGATCTACCTGACGCACCGATTCGTTGCGGACGGCCGCGGCGGCCGCCGCTGCGCCTTTTGCCGGAAACCGGAAGAGTCATGCCTGCTGCCCTGACTATCGACGCGCCGGGCATCTACGAGCTCCCGGCGCGCGCCTACCATGCGGATCCCTGCCCCGAGCCGTCGCTCTCGAGCTCGATCGCGAAACTGATCTGTCTCGCCTCGCCGCTGCATGCGCGGGAGCAGCACCCGCGCCTCAACCCCGGCGCCGTCGAGGAGAACGGCGAACACTTCGACGTCGGCACGGCGGCGCATGCGCTCCTGCTCGAGGGGGTGAGCACCCTCGCGATCATCGACGCGAAGGATTACCGGACCAACGCCGCCAAGCAGGCGCGCGACGAGGCCTACGCCGCCGGCCTGACGCCGCTCTTGAAGGCGCGCTGGGTCGACGTCCAGGCGATGGTCGCCGCGGCGCGCGGGCAGCTCGACGCGCACACGGACGGCGGCGCCGGCATGTTCACCAACGGCAAGCCGGAACAAACGCTCGTCTGGCGCGAGGAGGACGTGTGGTGCCGCGCGCGCCTCGACTGGCTGCGGCCCGACGCGATCGACGACTACAAGACGACGACGAGCCCGAACGCGAACCCCGACGCCTGGTCGCGGTCGCTGTTCTATGCCGGGTTCGACATTCAGGTCGCGTGGTATCTCCGCGGCCTGAAAGCGATCACCGGCTTCGACGCTACCTTCCGGTTCGCGGTGCAGGAAACGACGGCACCGTACGCGCTGTCCGTGATTAGCCTGGCGCCGGATGCGTTGATGCTCGCGGAGAAGAAGTGCCTGTATGCGCTCGAGGCCTGGCGCGAGGCGCGCGCGCGCAACGAGTGGATCGGCTATCCGCGGCGGACGTGCTGGGCGGCGTTGCCGATGACGCACGAGGCGTGGTGGTTAGAAAAGGAACTGCGGTGACCTTCAGCTTCCGACCAGCCGCCCGCGAAAACGTCGCCCTCCTGATCGGCCTCTCCGGCGGCACCGGCAGCGGCAAGACGTGGTCCGCAATGCGCCTGGCCAAAGGGATCAGCGGCGAGCGCCCGTTCGCGGTTATCGACACCGAAGCCGGCCGCGCGAAGCACTACGCCGATGCCTTCCGCTTCGACCACGGGGATCTCACGCCGCCGTTTACCCCGGACCGTTACGCCGATGCGATCGCCAGCGCCGACCAGGCGAAGTACGCCGTGATCGTCGTTGACTCGATGTCGCATGAATGGGCTGGCGAAGGCGGCATTCTCGACTGGCAGGAAGCCGAGCTCGATCGCATGGCCGGCGACGACTGGAAGAAACGCGAGGCCTGCAAGATGGCCGCGTGGATCAAACCGAAGATGGCGCACAAGCAGATGGTGCAGCGCCTGCTCCAGGTGCGCGCGCACCTGATCCTCTGCTTCCGCGCCGAGCCGAAGATCGAAATGGTCCGCGGCGACAACGGCAAGATGGAGATCCGCGAGAAGCAGTCGCTCACCGGCCTACACGGCTGGATCCCGATCGCGGAGAAGAACCTGCCGTACGAGCTCACCGCCAGTTTCCTCCTGATGGCCGATCGGCCCGGCGTGCCAAACCCGATCAAGCTGCAGGAGCAGCACCGCGCGCTCTTCCCGAAAGACGAACCGATCACCGAAGAGTCGGGCGCCCGTCTGGCCGCCTGGGCGAAGGGCGGCGCGGCGCCGGCCTCGCGCGCGAGTGCGCCGGCCGAGACGGTCGCCGACGACTGGCTCGTCCGGATCGCCGACGCCCGCACGCGCGAGGCGCTGCTTGACGTCGGCAAGGAGCTCGCGCGCGTGAAAGCGGCGCTGAGTCCAACGGTCGTCAAGGCCATCCGCGCCGCCTATGAGACGCGACTCAAACGCCTGAAAACCGGAACCACCACCAGCGAGAAAGGAGCGATCGCGCCATGAGAGCACGCCGCGGGCAGATTGACCAAGCCATCGAGAAACTCGACGCCGACATCGCCCAACTCCAGTCGGCGCGCGAGGCGCTGCGCCACGTGCGGGACGAGATCGCGAAGGCGAAAACCAAACCGACCAAACCGCGGGCCGTGGGCAAGGCGGCCGGCGAATGACGACGCTCCTGGTCGTCGGCGCGATCGTGTGGCTCGCGCTCGTGCTGTGGCTCGTGCTGCCGCCGGCGCGCGTCCGCTTGCCCGAGCGCGTCTCCGACGACTGGCTGACCGCCCATGACCAACAGGATCGGTGACCCGGCGATGTGGGCCAAGCTCGACGACGAATTATTGAATCACCCCAAGATCGATCTGGCGGGCCAACGCATCGGCCTGAACGGCGCGGCGATCGCGATGGGGTTCTACGCGATCGCGTTGATGTGGACGAACAAGTACCTCACGGATGGGTTTCTCCCGATGACCACGATCGACGGCTTCCGTTATGTGACCAAGCCCCGCGCCGTCGCTGACGCGCTCGTGTTCGCTGGGCTCTTGGAAAAAGTTGATGGGGGCTTTCGAATTCACGATTTTGACGAGTGGAATCCGTCGGCCAAGGAAATCAAACAACGGCGCAAAGAGGACCGGATCCGCAAGCGAAATGAGCGAGCGGGGAAGAATGGGCGCGCCTAAATCACGCTGGCACACCGATTGCCGTCCGCGAGTTGTCCGCTCGGACACCCAACGGATTCCGTCGATCCTGCGCGCGCGCGCGCGATCGCGATCCCGTACCCGTACCCGGATCTCTCTTCGAGAGATCAGGACAGCACGCAGCGCCGCGGGCGCGCAGCGCCACGCAAGCGCGAGCGCCGCGGGTACTCAGTACCAACGAAGACGGGTCGCTGCGTTCGGCGCTGCGCGCCACTCCGCGCCCGTCGTCGTGCAACCGGTGCGTCTGTGATGGACGCCGCCGACCGGCGCACGTTCGACCAGGCGTTCAGCAACATGGCGCGGGCGTTTCGGCTGAAGCTCAAACCGACGGAACTCGAGGAGCTGACGACGACGTATTTCAAGATCCTCGCGTCGGCGCCGCTCGAGGCCGTGCTCGCCGCCGGCAAGACCTGTCTCGAGCAGTCGCGGACGTTTCCGAAGGCGGCCGACTGGTTCCAGGCGTTGCCGGCCGGGGCCCGCGAGGCGCCGGCGGACTGTCGCGTCATGAGCGCCGACGAGCTCGCCGCGTATCACCGCGCCGAGCGCCAGCGCTACGAGGACGACCCGTGCGGGTGTCTCGCGTGTCAGCTCGCCGGCGTGACGGCGCGGCCCCTACGGTTCGTGCCAGAGTTCGACCACAACGATCAGCCCGAGCGCGCATTCGACAACACGCGCCATCGCGTCGTCGTCACGGGGCATTGGGCGCACGGGGACGAGCTCGCGCGCTGGTATACCGCTCGTGCCGCGTTCTTCGCGAGCGTGCCGCGCCAGTCCCCGATGGCGCGCGCGCTGCTCGCGCTGGTGCCGCACGAGCGCGAACCCGGCGAGGACGGGTGATGTCGACGCAATCGCGGCGCTGCGTCGATGACCTCGAGCTCACGCCGAGCAGCCCGGCGCCAGGACGGTTCGACCGGTGGTGTCCGCGCTGCCGGGCATGGCTGACGCCCGGGCGGTCGCGTGGCCGGGCGCGCTGCTTCTACTGTGCGACCGCGCTCGTGCGGCCGACTCGCGACGTCCAGCCGAAGCCCGGCGAGCTCCGGCCCGGCGTCGTCCCTGAGTTTCGTGATCCGAGGGACCGATGACGCTGCACTTCACCGTCATCGGCGTGCCGCAGCAGATGGGCAGCAAGCGCGCGTTCGTGCCGAAGGGCTGGACGCGCCCGATCATCACCGACACCAACCGCAGTCTGAAGTCGTGGCAGCAGCTCGTCGCGGCGGCGGCGCAGGCGGCGATCCTCGAGCGGCCGGCGAGCGAGCGTGGGCTGCTCCCCGACGGCGTGCGGCTCACGGTGGCGTTCTATCTGCCGCGGCCGAAGTCCCTGCCAGCGCGGGTGACGGCGCACACGAAAGCGCCCGACCTGGACAAGTTCGTGCGCGGCGTGCAGGACGCGCTCACGCAAGTCGTCTTTCGCGACGACAGCCAGGTCGTGGACCTGGTGGCGATGAAACGCTATGCGGCGACCGACGCGGCGCCACATGCGGAGATCTGGGTCGAGCCGGCGGCGGGCGTGGCGGCGCTCGCGCGGAATCAGCGCGTGTTCGGCGTGCAGCCGTCGCTGTTCACGCGCGGGCTCGGGACGCCGCCGTCGTCGGAGGCGCCATGTCTGGACTGAGGCCGGCGCCGCGCACGGTGATGACGCGCAGCGCCTTCGCGGCGTGGCTGCAGCGGAACCGGATCGCGGTGTACGTCCACCCGTACGAAATCGTGCCGTGCAGCTGCGGGGACCACAACTGCCACGGGTGGCGACTGGTCGCGCGGATGATGCCGCGATTGGCGCCCGTGACGACCCGAGAGTCGATGTTGACGGAAGGATGAACCGATGGCGAAACGCGCGAGCAAGGCCGATCGCAAGCTCTCAACGCCCGACAAGCCGAAGCGCGGCCGCCCGCGCCAGCAGGACCTCATCGAAGACAGTGCCATCAAACCGCTCGAGAACGCGGCGAACGACTACGCCGAGATCCGCGACGAGCGGATGCGCCTGACCGAGCAGGAGACCGGCCTGAAGGCGAAGCTGCTTTCGCTCATGAAGAAGTATCAGAAAACCTCGTACGACCGCGACGGCATCCACATCGAGATCGTGCACGAGGAGGAAACGGTGAAAGTTCGCGTGAAGAAGCCCAGCGAGGGCGGCGAGGACGCCCCGGACGATGAAGACGCCGGCGAGCAGGTCGCTGGCGCCGAGGTCTAGATGGCGGCGAGGAAGGCGAAGCGGGCGGCCAAGCCGGCGCCGCGGCCGACGATGCCGCTCGTGATCTACGTCGTGCGCGGCGCCGAGGACACCTACTTCGGACACGACACGTTCGGCCGTTTCGAGCACGGCGACAAGGTCGGCGTCTACGAACTGCGCGAGGTGCGGACACTGAACGTTACGCGAGGTTTGCGCTAACACCCGTGAGCTCGAGGGAGACGCACCCATGATGATCGAAGGGCAGTGCCCGTTCTGCGAGTGGACCGCCAAACAACAGACGGGCAAGCAGGACGAGGCCCTCATCACGTCCTATCTCGCCAAAGCCCTGATGGATCACCTCCGCCGCAAACACGCGCGCCACGACGAAGCCAGGATCGATAACCTCGCCTTCTCGACCATCCTCTCCCAACGGACCCAAATGGGGATGATCGAATTCTCCTTCAACGACGAGATGTCGCAATGGGATCTCGACAAAGCGCGCGAGATTCATCGGATGCTCGGCGAAGCCATCGAAGCGGCCGTCTCCGACACGCTCATCTATCAGTTCTTCGTCGAGAAGATCGGCTTTGAGTCGGAGAAAGCGGCGGCCGTGCTCATGGACTTCCGCGAGCTCCGCCAGGGGTCGAAAGACCTCGTGAGACCCAGCTAATGCCGATGGCACCGCCGCGCGCATGTTATCTGTGCGGGCGTATCCACTGCGGTGGGCACACGGCGCCGCGGCCTGGCTTTTCCTCGAGCGCGCGCGCCCGCCCACGCATCCGCGGCCGACGCCTGCAACGGGAGCGCGCCCGATTGTTTGCGGCCCATCCCCTATGTGTGCAGTGTGAGGCGCACGGCCGTGTGCGGGCGGCCACGATTCGTGACCACACGATCCCATTGGCCGAGGGCGGCGAGGACGTCCCCGAGAATACGCAAGCTTTGTGTCAGGAATGCAGTGATCGCAAAACCGCCGAGGAAAGTAAGCGCGGCGTGCGCCGTTGGCAAGAGGATCGCGAGTATGAACCATGACCGATGAGGATCCGATGGTGCGCCAGTGGTGCGAAACCCTCGCCGCTCGGTGTCAACGCCAGGCGATTACGCGCAACGAGGATCCGTACCTCGATCGGTACTTTGTGGCCGGCTGGACGCCACGCATGCGAGGAGGGGGGGATGTGCCCGCCGTGTTTCTCCACCACTTTGTCAACTCGGATCCCGGCGGCGAAGTGCATAGCCATCCGTGGCAATGGGCGGCGAGTCTCATCCTCGTGGGTGGATACCGAGAGTACCGGTGCACACCACAGGGCCACGAGTGGCGCGAGTACCATGCCGGCGATGTCAATATCCTCGCGCCAGACGATCGCCATCGCATTGAGTTACTCGGCGCCGATTGCTGGACGTTGTTTCTCGTTGGCGCGTACGCGCATCCGTGGCGATTCGCGCCGCTCTGTTGATCGAGTCGGCCACACGCGCGCGGCGCCCTCCAGACGGTGTGACGGGGGGTACGATCGAGATGCGAACGTGGCCTGGGGAAACGCGCCTCTGGCCTGAACTTCGCACGCCGTAGAAAAAAGCGATTCACCAAAACAACGGGGAACATTCAATGCGAGGACGCAAACCGAAACCGGCCGCCGATCGGGCGTTGCACAATTCTGAGGATCGCGCCGCGCATCGGGCCCGGGCCGAGGCGCCGATCCCGGCCCGGGCCGAGCTCGAGGCGCCGGCCACACTGACTAAGCCTGAACGGCGGTATTGGGATCATTTCGCCGGTGTGTTGAGCGGCGCCAGGTTGCTCACGGATGCCGATCTCGAGACACTGGCGGATTATTGCCGGGCGTGCGCCGCCGTGGTGGATCGGGATGTGGCGTTGCGCCAGGCGTTGCTCGCCTCCGCGCTCGATCAATCGCTCGTGCGGATGCTCGACAACCAAGTGCGCCAGTGGATCGCGCGCAAGACCCGGCTCGCCAGCGAGCTCGGCTTGACGGCGATCGGCCGGGCCCGGCTCGGCTGGACAGGGCACCGGGCGCCGGGCACGGTGCCGGCGGCGTCTGAGGGCGGTCAACCGCCGGATCGGCCACGGTCCAAGCTGGTGGAGCTCCAAGAGCGGGCGGCATCCTTGCGGCGTGGCGATGGGGTGCACTAAGACGGTGCACGCCTTGCGGCGCGAACGGGCCGAGTTTGAACGCCTGCTCTGGCTGCCGCAAACCAAACCCGCGTACCGCCAACGGTTGCGCAAAGCCATCGCCGCGCGCGATCAGGCCATCGCCCAACGACAACCGCATGGGATCGATCGTGAAATCGTTCGTCCATCGCGTTGATCGCTACGCCGCGGATGTCGAGGGCGGCCGGATCGTGGCCGGTCCACTGGTGCGCCTGGCGTGCGCCCGGCATGTGCGCGAGCGCCACGCCGCGGCGAAGAAAGCCGGCCATCCGCTCGGCCTGACGTTTTATGAGGCCGCGGCTGACCACATCATTGAGTTTTTCGAGGGCGTGTTGCGGTTGCCGGATACGTTGGATCCGCACGGCGATCCGGTGCCGTTTACGCTCACGCCGGCGAATACCTTCATTGTCGGATCGATCTTCGGGTGGCGGTGGCGCGATGGGTACCGCCGGTACCGCGAGGCGTACGTGGAGGAAGGCAAGGGCAACGCGAAAACGCCGCTCGCCGCGGGCATCGGGTTGTACGGCTTGACGATGGATGGCGAGCAAGCGGCCGAGATCTATTCCGTGGCCACGGGGATCGAGCAAGCGCGGTTGTGTTGGCGCGATGCCGATCGCATGGTCGCGGCCTCGCCGGATCTCGCGAGTCTGATTTACCAGTCGGCCGATAACCTCGCCTACGCCGCCACGTACTCGTGGTTTCGGCCGATGTCGAAAGAGAAGCGCGGCAAATCGGGCCCGCGGCCGCATTTTGTGATCTTTGACGAGGAACACGAGTACGCCGATGCCGTTGTCGTCAACAAGATGCGCGCCGGCATGAAACGGCGCAAGCAACCGCTCTCGCTCTCGATTACCAACAGTGGGTTTGACCGCACGTCGATTTGCTGGCAACACCACGAGCACGCGCGCAAGATGCTCGAGGGCGTGGTGGACGATCAACGCTTTTTTGCCTACGTGTGCGCCTTGGACGAGGGCGACGATCCGTTGGTTGATCCGGCCTGTCACATCAAGGCGAATCCCAACCTCGGGATCATCATTCAACAGGAATACCTCGATCGCCAGGTGCAAAACGCGCGGCACATTGCGAGCGAGGAAAACACCGTCCTCCGCCTCAACTTTTGCGTGTGGACGCAGGCGCACACGCCGGCCTGGAACATGGCGCGGTGGCGCCAGTGTGGACAGTTGCCCATGCCGAGCGCCGGCGAGCTCGAGGGCGTGCCGTGTTACGGCGGCCTCGATTTGGGACAGACCGACGATTTCGCCGCGTGGGCCCGCTTGTGGGATCTCGGATCGCAGTGCGTGCTCAAGATGCGGTTTTGGTTGCCGCGCGCCGCGCTCGAGAAATATCCGGATCGCCCGTACGTCGAATGGGAGAAAGCCGGGATCCTCACGGTGACCGAGGGCGATACCACGGATGTGGATCTCATCGAAGAAACGATCCTTGAGGATGCGCGCGCCGATGGGATCAAAGAAATTGCCTACGACAAACGCTTTGCCCACCAACTCGCGATTCACTTGCAAGGCGCCGAGATCACAATGGTCGATACGCCACAAGGCTTTCCGCTCAATGAGGCGATCCGCTCGGTGCAGAAATTGATCGTGGATGTCGCGCTCGTGCATGGCGAGCACTTGATCATGTCGTGGCAAATGGATAACGCCGTCTTGCGGCCCGGCCGCGGCAAGCAAGTCCGGCTGGATAAAGAGGCCGCGAAAGACAAGATCGATGGGCCGTGCGCGCTCGTCATGGCCAACGCGCGGCGCATCGCGCAACCGATCGAGCAGGCGCCGGTCTGTCAGATGGTCGTAATCGGGTGAGGAGGACGCCGATGCACACGCGAACGGGGCGCCCGCCGCTGTCTGACGTGGCGGCCACCCAGCGGATCACGGTGCGCGTCACGCCGGCCCAACGGCTCGAGCTCCGGCGCGTGGCGAGTGACAACCGCACCGGCATGGCGGGGATCATCCGGGAGGCGGTGAACGAGTACGTCGCCGATTACGGCGACCGCCACCCGTTTCGGCATCCGAAACGGTAGAGCCGGGCGCATCCTGTCACGCGTGAGCCTGTCTCGCGCGTACGCCGTCCTCCACATCAAGGCGCTCGACGCCGAGACGCGCACGATCAGGGGGACCGCCTCGACCCCTGAGCCCGACCGTATGGGCGACGTCGTCGAGCCGTTGGGGATCACCTTCAAGAACCCGCTCCCGCTCCTCCTGTACCACAACACCCAGAAGCCGGTCGGTCAGGTGAAATTCTTTCCGCCGACCGCGGCGGGCCTCGACTTTGAGGCGACCCTGCCGACGGTCGACGAGGCGGGGACGGTGCGCGACCGCATCGAGGAGGCCTGGACGTCCATCAAGACCGGCCTCCTGGCGGGCGTCTCGATCGGGTTCCGCGCGATCGAGGAAGCCTTCAACAAAGAGACGATGGGGTTTCGGTTCCTGAAAACCGAGGTCCTGGAACTCTCGCTCGTCGCGATTCCGGCGAATGCCGGCGCCACGATTTCGTCGATCAAATCGCTCGACCTGGCCGCGCCTGGCCGTCATTCGTCCCGCGACAGGGACCCCCTCCCGATCGTGCGCGCCGACAAGGGCGCGCCTCGCATGGAAAAAAAGACGCTGACTGAACGCATCACGGAGTACGAGCACACCCGCGCGGCGAAAGTCGCCCGCCTCGAGGCGATCCAGCAGAAGGCGACCGACGAGAACCGGACGAAGACCGAGGCCGAGCGCGAGGAATTCGACACCCTCAAAGCCGAGATCAAGTCGATCGATACCGAGCTCGTCGATCTGCACGACATGGAGCGGATGGCGATCACGAAGGCCACGCCGATCACGGCCGGCACGCCCGAGGAGGCGAGCCGGCAGCGCGCCGGCGTCCCGGTCGTGCAGGTCACGAGCCCGCTGCCGAAAGGCACCGGGTTTATCCGCTACTGTCAGGCGCTCGCGGTCTCCAAGGGGTCGACGCTGCAGGCCGTCGAGTACGCCAAACGCTGGCACGATTCGTCGCCGGAGGTCGAGCTCGTCCTCAAGGCGGCCGTTGCGGCCGGCACCACCACGGACGCGACGTGGGCCGGGCCGCTCGCGCCCATCAAACCGCTGACCGACGAATTCATCGCCTTCCTCCGGCCGGCGACGATTCTCGGCAAGGTGCCCGGCTTCATGAAGGTGCCCTTCAACGTCTCGGTCGCGGCCCAGACCGGCGGCGGCACCTACCAATGGGTCGGCCAGGGCGCGCCGAAGCCCGTCGGCAAGCTGGCGTTCGCGACCGTCACGCTCGGCATCACGAAATGCGCGGGCATCATCGTGATCACCGAGGAGCTCGCGCGGACGTCGACGCCTGACGCGGAGGATGTCATCCGCCGCGACATGGTCGCCGGGATTGCGCAATTCCTCGACACCGAATTCATCGACCCGACCAAGGCCGCGGTCGCCGGCGTCTCGCCGGGCTCGGTGACGAATGGCGTCACGCCGATCACGACGGCCGGCACGACGCCGGCGAATGCCCGGACCGACATCCAGGCGCTCGCCAATGCGATGACGGTGGCGAACATCTCGACCGTCGGGGCGGTGCTCGTCCTGTCCGAGACCAATGCGCTCGCCTTGACCAGCGCGCTGAACCCGCTCGGGCAGCCGTTGTTCCCCGGTCTCGCGCAGGACGGCGGCACGATCATGGGATACAAAGCGGTCGCCTCACAGGCCGCGGGCACGACGGTCGCGCTCATCCAACCCACCCAAGTGCTGTATGCCGACGACGGCGGGGTCACGATCGACGCGAGCCGGGAAGCCTCGGTGCAGATGGATTCGGCGCCGGACAATCCGGCGCTCGCGACGACGGTCCTGACCTCGTTGTGGCAGAACAACTACGTCGGGCTGCGCGCCGAGCGGTTCATCAACTGGAAGAAGGCGCGCGCGGGCGTCGTCCAGTACACGGTGGCGACCTACACCGCCTGAGCGATGGCGATCACCATGACCGTCCTGCGCGACGGCTACTGGGACGGCCAGTACGCGCACCCCGGCGACGCGATCACCGTCGACGACCCGTGGGTCGAGACGCTCGAGGTCGCCGGGTTCGCCGTGCGTTACGAACAGGAGCAGCTCTCATGGCCGGCGACTCCGTCGACGTCACTGCCCGGACCTTCCACACCGAAAACAGCGTCGCCCACGCCGAAGGCGAGACGTACGCCGTAACCGAGCGCGTGCTCGCGGAGACGCTGCGCGGCATCGGGTTCGTGTCGATTGACGGCTGGACGGACCTCCCGCTCGAGCCGCCGACGATCACGACGCTGGTGCCCGCCACGGCCGCCCTTGGCGACCCGGATGTCACGCTCCAGGTCATTGGGACCGGGTTCGGCGCCGATAGCGTGATCGTCTGGAATGGGACCGACGCCCCGACCACGGTGGTGTCGGCCACCGAGGTCACGACAGTCCTCCCGATGGCGACGGCGACGGCGGGCGCGTTCCCCGTGCAGGTCCGCACGGGGGGGAATCTGTCGACGCCGGCGACGTTCACGATCACCGACCCGGCGCGCTGATGGCCGCCATCCGGTTCCAGGTGTTCGGGCGTGGCCTCGAGCTCACGGTCAAGGCGCTCAGCCCGGCGATGCGCGAGGCGAGCAGCAGCCACGGCGGATGGTTGCCGCTGGTCGTGCGCGAGCCCTACACGGGCGCCTGGCAGCTGAACGTCGAGGCCCGCCGCGATCTGGTCCTCGCGTATTCGGCGGTCTTCGCGTGCGTCACCTTGATCGCCTCCGACATCGGCAAGCTCTGTCTTCGGCTCGTCGAGCGCACCGCGGACGGGATTTGGACGGAGGCGAACTCGCCGGCCTTCTCGCCGGTGCTGCGGAAGCCGAACCGCTACCAGACGATCAACAAGTTCGTCGAGCAGTGGATTGCCTCGAAGTTGGTCTGGGGCAACACGTACGTCTTGAAGCAGCGGGATCAACGCGGCGTCGTGATCGCGCTGTATGTGTTGGACCCGTGCCGGGTGAAGCCGCTGGTTGCGCCGGATGGCGGGATTTACTACGAGCTGCGCCGCGATGATCTCTCGGGCGATCTGGCGGGGATGGAGGCCGAGACGCTCATCGTGCCGGCGCGCGAGATCATCCACGACACGATGATCTGCCTGTTCCACCCGCTGATCGGCGTGACGCCCATCTTCGCCTGTGGCCTCGCGGCGACGCAGGGGCTCTCGATTCAGAACAGCTCGGCGACCTTCTTTGCCAAGGGCGCGCGGCCGAGCGGCATCCTCACGGGACCGGCGGGGATGACCAAAGACCAGGTCGCGCAACTGAAAGCGGATTTCGAAGGTTTCACGAGTGCGGAGAATGCCGGCCGGATCGCGGGCTTCACCGCGGACGTCAAATACACGCAACTGTCGATGAACGCCGTCGACGCGCAACTGATCGAGCAACTGAAGTGGACGGCGGAAACGGTGTGTTCGTGCTACCACGTGCCGCCGTACATGATTGGCGTCGGCCCGCCGCCGCCGTACGCCAACGTCGAACCGCTGCTCCAGCAGTACTACTCGCAGTGCATTCAATCGCTGTTGACCAATTTCGAAAAGAGCTTGGACGAGGGCCTCGGCATCCTCGACCCGGTCAATAGCACGACCCAGTACGGGACCGAGTTCGACATCGACGATTTGATCTGGATGGACACGGCGACGAAAACGAAGGCCGCGGCCGACTCGATCGGCTCGGGCGGGATGTCGCCCGATGAAGCGCGGCGGAAGTACTTCGGCCTCGGCCCCGTCACCGGGGGCCACACGCCGTACATGCAGCAGCAGATGTTCTCGCTCGAGGCGCTCGCCGAGCGGGACGCCGCGGATCCGTTTGCGAAGCCGACGCCGGCGCCCGTCGCGTCCGCAGGGCCGCCGGCCCCGAATGATGTCACCAAGGATGACGACGAGGGCGTGACGACATTTGAGCTCGAGCTCCGCGAAGGGTTGGCCGCGTGACGAAAGCGGAGGGCGCGAGCCTCGCGCGGATCGTCGTGTCCGTCGTCCGGGAGTACGTGACGCGGAAGTGCGACGCCATCGTCCAGGAAACGCGATCTACCTGCTGGGCGCTCAAGGACGACCTGGCGGCCGTGCGCGAGCGAGTGGCCGTGGTTGAAGTACGCCAGCCGATGCCGGGCCCAGCCGGACCGGCTGGCCGCGATGGCGTGGACGGCGTCGGGTTTGACGACCTCATCGTGGAGCATGACGGCGAGCGGGCGTTCACGTTCAAATGCGTCCGCGGCGATGTCGTCAAGGTGCTCGGGACGTTCACGATCCCTGTGCCGCGTTACTGCGGCGTCTGGGCGGAGGGCCGGACGTATGAGCCGGGTGACGGAGTGACTTGCGCCGGCTCCGAATGGCACTGCCACACGCCCACGGCGACGAAACCGGGCGAGGGGTCCAAGGCGTGGACGCTGAAAGTCAAGCGCGGGCGCGATGGCAAGGACGGGAAGGACGGCCCGCCAGGGCCGCCCGGGCCACCCGGCCGCGACTGGCAGCAGGTGTACGACGACCAGAGGCGGCGATAACCCGTGGCGATGTTCGTGACGCTGGATCAAGCCAAGCGGCGGCTGCGGTTGCTGACGACGGATGACGTCGACTTGCAAGATCTGATCGACCAGGCCGAAGCGCACATTCTCGACTGGTGCAGCAAGACGCCACGCACGAAGGCGATTACCGATGCCTGGACGCCGGAAAACGTGCCGAAGACGGTCGTACTCGCCATTCTGGTGCAGACGGGCGAATTCGATCGCTTCCGCGGCGATGACGTGGACGGACCGGTGCGTCAAGAGGGCGAGGAGCTCTCGATCACCGTCCGTGAACTGTTGCGCGCCTATCACGATCCGGCGGTCGCATGACGCCGCGGGTGCCCGCCGGCCGCCGGATCCATCGCTTAACCGTGAGCAATCCCGGCGAGGAGATCCCCGATGGGATGGGTGGCTATACGACGGTGCCGGCCATCCTCGGCGACGTGAACGGCGAAGTGATCCCGGCGACGGTGCGCGATATGGAACGCTCCGTAGGGGTGGCCGTCCAAGCCACGGCCTCGCATCTGGTGACGATCCCGTACCTCGCCGGCGTCACCGTCGCGAGCACGATCGTGTTTCACGACGGCGGCCGCGATCGGGCCTTCACCATCAGCGGCCTGAGCGATCCCGACGAGCGGCACATTCAACTCGTCTGCGCGTGCGAGGAGGTCCTATGAGCGTCCGCGTCCTCCTGCAAGGGAACAACGAATTGCGCGATGCCCTCGGCAACTTGCCCGAGGCGCTCAACCTCGAGGCGCGCGCGATCGTGCACAACGCCGCCGAGAAAACCGCGGCGCAGTTGCGATCGGTCTATCCCCAGGGCGGATCGGGCGCGATGCGCCGCGGCGTCAAGGTGACGACGCGCGATACGACCACGACGGTCTCGGCCAAGGTCCGCAGTACCACGGACGAGGCCACGTATTGGGAGTACGGCACACAAGTGCGCCGCACGAGTCAAGGGTTCAACCGCGGCGCGATGCCGGCGGCGACCGGCCGCGGCTTGATCAGCCTCGCGCAACGCAACCGCCGGCGGATGCTCGACGAGCTCGTGGCGCTCGTCCGCGAAGCCGGCTTTACGGTGACGGTGACGCCGTGAGCGATTCGAGCAAGATCGAGGCGGCGATCTTTACCGCGCTCAACGATCCGACGCTCAAGACGCTGTGCCCCGATGGCGCCTGGTGGAATGCCGCGCCGCAAGGCAAGACGAAGTTTGTCGTGGTATCACTCCCCACCGCCGGCGAGGAATACGAGCAAGGGCGTACCGCCTTTGAGCAACCGACGTATCTGATCAAAGCCGTGGCGAAAGAGTCGAGCACGGCGACCGTAGACGCCGCGGCGGCGCGCATTCGCGTGTTGATCGAGACGCTCCAAGCCGCGACCGGCTATCACTTGATGCGCGTGCAACGCCTCGAGCGGGTCAAATATGCGGATCCCGATCCCGTGGATGCGGCGATCCAGTGGCAACACGCCGGCGGCCTCTACGAATTTCTGGCGGAGCCCGTGTAATGCATCCCGCGGCCTATCGGTTCGTCGCCGCGATTGTCAGCGCCGGCCAGGTGCCGCCCGGCCTGGTCGTCGAGCTGGGCGGCCGGGACGTCAACGGCTCGATCCGCGGGTTGTTCTGGGGCAGCTATGTCAGCGTCGACCTGGCGCCCGGGCCAGGCGTCGATGTCGTCGCCGATGCCGCGACCTATACGCCACCGGCGCCGGCCGCCTGCGTCGTCTGCTGCGAAGTGCTCGAGCACGCCCCGACGGCGCCGGCGATTGTCGCCAATGCCGCGGCGATGCTGCAGCCGGGTGGCTTGCTCATCGTGACGGCCGCGGGGGACGGCCGGGCACCGCATTCGGCCGTCGATGGCGGCCCGCTGCGCGACGGCGAGTATTACGCCAACGTGACACCGGGCGACGTCGGCGGCTGGTGCGCGGGCCTCGAGCAGGTGCGCGTCTGGACCAATCGCCGGGCCGGCGACATCTACGCGACGGCGAGGAAACCGGCATGAAGCTGCTGGTCGTGCATCCCGGCGCCTCCTGGTCGACGGCCGACGTCGAGGACGGCCTGCGCTACGGCCTCGAGCAGCACGGCGTCGAGGTCATCCGGTACCGGCTCGACGTCCGCATCGAACGGGCGGCGAGCTGGCTGAAAGCGGCGTGGCGCCGGGCGGTGAAACACGATCCGGCCCTGCTGGCGCCGACCGTGGGCGATGTCTGCTACCTCGCCAGTACCGACGTGCTCGCCGTCGCGCTGCGCCATCAAGTCGACGTGGTGATCGTCCTGTCGGCGATGTTCTTCCATCCCGACGTGATCATCCTGATGAAGCGCGCCGGGCTGACGGTGGCGGCGCTGTTCACCGAGT